AGCACCATTACAAGGTCAGGTGATATTCGCAATGATGTGTATATCAATTATGGCAATAATTTTGGATCACAGAAAACTGCAACATCGGCAAGTTCTATTGCAACTTATGGCTATAAAGCCGAAAGCATTAACTCGGTGCTTCACTCAGCTGTGGATGCACAAGCTGTGGCAGATCGATATATTGCTCAAAGAGCATTCCCACAACCTGCATTTCAGAGCATTACCTTTCCAATCACAAATCCAGAGATTGACAATAGTGATCGGGATAATCTGCTAGGCGTATTTATGGGGCAACCTCTAAACATCCAGAACCTACCTGCACAAATATCAGGCGGTGAGTTTGAAGGCTATGTTGAAGGATGGTCATGGAGCACTAGGTTTAACGAACTATTCCTAACAATTAACTTGTCGCCTGTGGCATATAGTCAAGTGGCGATGCGTTGGAATACAACACCAATTACAGAGGCATGGAACACTTTAAGCCCAACTTTGACATGGGAATACGCTACAATCGTAGCCTGAGATAAAGGACAATATGGCAACCACTACTAATTATGGATGGACTACACCGGATGACACCGCGTTAGTCAAGGATGGCGCAGCTGCTATTCGCACGCTTGGTTCATCTGTTGATACAACAACAAAAGCACTAAATCCATCAACAACTCTTGGCGATGTTGAATATCGTTCATCAACTGCTAACACAAACACAAGACTTGGAATTGGAACAACTGGACAAGTTTTAACTGTAAGTGGTGGAGTTCCTGCATGGAGCACAATTTCAGCTGGTGGTATGACTTTAATTAACTCAGGTGGAACAACCTTAACTGGTGCATCAATAACAATAAGTTCAATTCCTGGCACATATAAAAACTTGCAATTAATAATTAGAAATTTTTTACCTGCAACTGACGCACAAGCAATAAGAATAAGGTTCAATGGTGATTCAGGCACAAGTTATGCAGAAAATGCAAGTGATGCTTCAAATACAGCGGCTAGTTTAACAGAAATGACTCCTTGTAATGGTGCAGATGATACTGTTTCTAATGGTTTAATTTATGCAACTATTACTGATTATGCTAATACTACAACTTACAAAATGATTGAAATGCAAAGCATAGTTACAAATCCGACAACAACAGCAAACATAAATTACAGAAGAAATGTAGGTTGGCGTTATAATTCGGCTGCTATTACATCAATCACTCTGTTTCCTTCTGCTGGAAACTTTACATCAGGCACAGCCTTTCTATATGGAGTATCATAAAATGACTAAATCAAAACTACAAGTTAAAGAATTTAATTGTGAAACTGGCGAGGAAATTGTCAGAGATGCTAGCGCTGCCGAGATAGCGCAGATTGAATTAGATGCCGCTAATGCAGCAGCAAGAAAAACCGAAGCCGAAGCAAAAGAAACTGCTAAAGCAGCAATTCTTGATCGCATTGGTTTAACTGCTGATGAACTTAAAACGATACTTGGCTAATGAAGGCTTGGTTATCTAAAGCTGCTGTTCAAATGCGTGAGCAGATTGACGACAGTTTTGCCGATAGATCACGCAAGTCTGATGGTTGGATCGGCGATGCAAAACATCAAAACACTAAGAGCGATCACAACCCGTTGCCTGATACTGCTGAAGTTTGTGCTATCGATGTAGATGCCAAATTATGCGATCAGCCTGAGATGAGCATTTACCTAGCAGAGCAAATTAGAGTTGCTGCAAAAATTGATAAGCGGATTAGTTACATAATCCATTGTGGCAAGATTGCTAGTGCTAAGTCATTTTGGCGTTTTGTTAAATATCGTGGCATTAACCCACACACCAAGCATATTCATATCTCATTCAAACCAAATCAAAAAGGCGAGTTCTTCAATATCCCACTACTAGGAGGCAAATAATGAAACTATCTAAGAAACACAAAGCAGCAATTAAGTCATATTTAAGAGCTGTTGCAGCCTCTGGTATTACTGTGCTATTGGCAATCGTTGCAGACATTCGACCAGAACTTGCAATCCTTGCAGGTGCGTTAATTGCACCTCTTGCAAAAGCAATTGATCCAAGTTCAGGCAAAGAAGCTGATTATGGCGTTAATGCGAAATGACAGCGAACGAATGGGTTGGTATAGCCGTTGGCGTATGCGCCATATCTACAAGTTTATTACTGGGTCTGCGCTGGGTTATTAAATCCTATTTGCAAGAACTTAAGCCTAATGGTGGCTCAAGCATGAAGGATCAATTAAACAGATTAGAACAGCGTGTTGATGATCTGTATTCTCTAATCGTTAAGCGATAATTTATTTTATGGCGAACACACGAAAACCTATCAAACGCAAAAAGATCAATCGTCGAGTCGTTCGCCAAACTCCTGATCCAACAAAGATTGATGCGCATTACATTGCGTTGCACGAATGTTACAAAGCAGCTCGTAAAGCAGGATTTACACCAGAGCACGCATTCTGGTTAATGACTGAGCATAAAACATTTCCTAATTGGGTAGTCGGTGATGGCGGCATCATTCCAAGTATTGATCCCTCAGAAGAGGATGACGATTAAGCGCATTGCTTTTGTTAGCGATCTACAAGTGCCATTCTTTGATGAGGCAGCAGTCAAGTCAGTTGGCAAGTTTTTAAGCAAATGGAAACCGCATCGCACAATTTGTATCGGCGATGAAATTGATCTTCCACAACTTGGAGGTTTTAACGCCAACACGATTGATGAGATGGTTGGCAACATTCATGAGGACAGATTACAAACTCAACAGGTTTTAACTTATCTTGGGGTAACTGATGTCGTAGGCAGTAATCATGGGATTAGGCTTTACCGATCAATTAAGAAACGATTGCCCAGCTTCTTAAATCTGCCTGAAATGCAATATGAGAAGTTTATGGGTTATGACAAATTAGGCATTAAGTTCCATCCTTACGGCTTAGATTGGGCGCATGGTTGGACTGCCGTTCATGGTGATGCTTTTCCTCTTAGTCAAGTGCCTGGTCAAACAGCCTTAAATGGGGCTAGGAGGCTAGGAAAGAGCGTGGTGTGTGGGCATACCCATAGATTAGGTCAATCAGCCTTCACAGAGGCTTCCAGAGGTCAATTAGGCAGGACTGTGTGGGGCGTTGAGGTCGGTAATTTAGTAGATTTAAGTAGTTCAGGCATGGCATACACAAGAGGCTACGCAAATTGGCAAACTGGCTTTGCTGTCGCTTATGTTCAGGATCGTAAAGTGCAGGTAATTACTGTTCCAATTAATGCTGATGGCAGCTTCATATTTGAAGGCAAGGTATATGGGGCTTGAAACCGATTATAGGGATCGTTCGATTGATGATCATATCGATAAATTTGAGGATATTGGCGTTATCTAATCGTTATAAAACACGCCGAAAGTAAATAACCGAAGATCATTGCTTTAGGTCATACTTTATGTATGCACAGATCGCCTGTGTATATGTAGGGAGCGACATGATAGAAACAACAACCCCCTGGTTATGGCTTTATTGCATGCTCGGGATAGTAATAGGTTATGGCATAGTAATTACAATCAGAGAAAACGCCTTTCAGTCAGGTTATTGGAAAGGTCGCAAAGACGGCTACGACATGCACCGCCGTATTACAAACAGCAAATCCAATGAAGTTTTTGATTATGACAAACACTGAAAGCCTCTTTGACAATGTCATCAAAACTATTCATGAGAGAGGTGTCAGCTATGGGCATCCAATTACAAACCACAAAAGGATTGCCGAACTGTGGAGTGCATATATTGGTTATCCAATCCAACCAAATGAAGTGGCAATTTGTATGGCATTGGTCAAGATCAGCCGGCAGGCTGAAGATCCTGCGAAACTTGACAATTACGAGGATTGCCTTGCCTACATCTCAATTGCCAAAAGCATCACAGATGCCATGCAAGACGACACAGATGATTGGAAATAGTAATGGCATTTAACTTAGCCGATTATGAGGATGTGGCTACTCTTAACAAATGGTTTATATCTAACTTTCCATCGGGCAGGTCTGATATATCTGTAATAAGCCATGATGCAGTTAATGGTTATATCTTGGTGCAAGCAACTTTGTGGCGAGATAGCAAGGACACATCACCGGCAGTAAGCAACATTGCATTTGGGGCAAGAGAGAGTTATATCCAAAACATGAAAAAGTTTTATGTTGAAGATACCGCTACATCTGCTCTTGGGAGGGCAATAATTATTCTCAAAGGATCAGACAAAACAGCTACAAAAGATGACATGAGAAAGGTTGATGATGCACCAATTAAGAACATTTATGGCAAGAGTGGCAATTCGCAGATTATTGAAATGGCACTCCGAAAGTCATTTGCAGATGATGCTAAAACAACAAGCGAACCGACAACATGGTCAGTTGGTGATGTTGCAGAAGCCTTATCGACTAAACCTAAACAACAAGAATGCACACATGGCTTAATGATATTAAAAGAAGGAACTGCTAAAACTGGCAAGCCGTATTATGGCTATGTTTGCAGCGCACCAAAAGGTGAGCAATGCAATGCTAAGTGGGCAGTTACAGCTGCTAATGGCAGTTGGTTCTTTAGAGAGGAGGAATAAATGGGCGAAATGATAATGATTGATGGCTCTGGTTTAACTGCGACTTTTACAGATAACGGAGTTATAGTAGAACCATCAACGATTGTTTGTGATACTTGCAACGATGACAGATTACTTCATGAGGGCGATCTGCTTCGATGCTATTCCTGTCATTCAATCAATCGAATTCCATAATGCCGAATTACGAATACGCTTGTGATAGAGAGGGGTCGAGTATTGTATTGGATCTTCCGATGCAGCACGAAATCCCTCTTTGTCAAGTATGTGGCTTTGAATTAAGTCGTGTCTACACAGCAGTTCCGGCAATCTTTAAGGGAACTGGATGGGCAGGTAAAAGTGGTAAAGTTTAGATGCAACTTTTGTTCAGCCAATTCAGAGTTTATATGGATGGATGGCTATAACGCAGCTGATGGCTTTAGGGTTTATCAATGCCTTAAATGTTGCGCTATTGGCACAAAGAATCTAGCCGAAGCAACTGACACTCAAGAGCCTGTTATTAGATGTGATCAATGTGGATCTTGGAAATTTACAGATCAGAAATGTCATACTTGCGAATTGATTGGGGCTAAATAATGGATGCTGGATATTGTGAAACTTGGTTGGAAACAGATGACCTACGCATTATGACTTGCCGTCTGACCTGCGGTTATGTCAATTGATTTGGAGTGATGTGATACCCTTAAACGCAAATTCGCTTTCAGAGCGAAAGGGCGATCTGCGAAGCAGAAAGATCGCAAGGTTTGGT